AAGACTTGGCTAATGTAATCTACAACATCTCTCCTACAGATACTCCATTCATGACATCTGTTGGTAAGACTTCTGCTACTGCCGTATACCACGAGTGGCAAAAAGACAGCTTGGCTGCTGTTAACACCTCTAACGCTGTAGTTGAGGGTGCTGCTGCATCTGATGCAACATTGTCACCTACTACTCGTATCGGTAACCGTACTCAAATTTCTGCTAAAACTGTTAAAGTTTCTGGTACTTTGGAAACAGTTAACAAAGCTGGTCGTAAATCTGAGAAAGCATACCAATTGGCTAAGGCTTCTGCCGAAATCAAACGTGACATGGAAGCTATCCTATTGAGCAACCAAGTTGCTGCTGCTGGTGATGCTACAACTGCTCGTACTTTGGGTGGTCTACAAACATGGTTAGCTTCAAACACTTCTAACGGTTCTGGTGGTTCTGCTGGTGCTTCTGGTACTACTGCACGTACTACTGGTACAGACCGTGCTTTCACAGCAACTATCTTAAACACAGTTATCCAAGCTGCTTACGTAAGCGGTGGTTCACCAACAATCTTGATGGTAACTCCAGCTCAAAAAGTAGTTGCATCTACATTTGCCGGCATCGCTACACGTTATAAAGACGTACCTAGCAATGTTCAAGCATCTATCATCGGTGCAGCAGACGTGTATGTTTCTGACTTTGGTACTATCTCTATCGTACCTAACCGTTTCATTCCTAACTCAGACAATGATGACGTAGCATTCTTACTAGATCCAGAAATGGCTTCAGTAGCTTACTTACGCCCATTCCAAACTAATGAGCTTGCCAAAACTGGCGATGCTGACGTTACTCAACTATTGGTAGAGTACACATTAGAAGTTAAGAACGAAGCAGCACACGGTATCATTGCTGACTTAACTTAATAGTTGGTTAGATATGTGGGGAGGGGAAACTCTCCCCCATTATGAGGTCTTATGAGCAATATAATATCCAACGGCATTACAGATACATCATTCGTAGATAACGGTGATGAACTAATCATTGCTAAGAGCCAAGACATAACTGGCATACTTGAGATGAACAAGCGTGAGTACGCTGCTCAAGACGAACGTAAAAGATGGAGCGAGGATGCATTCGGCAACAAGGTAGCATCTATACCGCTTACTGTATTCGCAGAATTAGAAAAGCAAGGCATAACACGAGGCTTTGCAGTAATAGACAAAAAAAGATTTAACGCATGGTTAAACGACCCTGATAACAGGGCATTTCGCACAAGGGCAGGGCGCATCTAATGGCATTGACAAACTACGCAGACTTACAGACTACGATTGCCAGTTACCTAGCACGTAGCGATCTAACAGCAATGATTCCTGACTTTATTAGGCTTGCTGAAACACGACTACGCAGGGAGTTGCGTATACGTCAAATGCTAAAGGTTGTAACCACGACAGCAACAGCAGGTGATTCTACAGTAGAGCTGCCGTCAGACTTTTTGCAAATGCGTGACATACACCTAAACACAAACCCAGTAGCAACATTAGAGTATCAGTCACCTAGCGCATTATTCCGTAACTCTCGCACTATGGACTCTGGTCTACCGCATCAATATACTGTCCTAGCACAAGAGTTTCAATTATCTCCAGTACCAGACAGTAACTACACAATAGAGCTTCTATATTACGCAGCACCAGTATTCATGAGCGATACAGTACCATCAAATGCGTTTATGGCTATCTGTCCAGACCTATTACTTTACGGTGCTTTGGGTGAGGCAGAGCCTTACATTATGAACGATGCAAGGTTACAGACTTGGGCAACAATGTATGACCGAGGATTAACTGCTTTAACAGTATCAGATGATCAAGGCGAGTACGCTGGTTCACCAATCTCAATCTCAATAGCAACACGATAAAGGATTTATTATGTCAGAAATGTCCAACTACCTAGAAAATGCGCTGATTAATGTAACGCTACGAGGCACAGCTTACACAGCACCAACAACAATTTACGTGGCTCTTTATACAAGTGACCCTACAGATGCTAATACAGGTACAGAAGTATCTGGTGGCTCTTACGCACGTACATCCGTAACATTTGCTGCACCATCTAATGGTGTTAGCTTATCTAACGCAGACTGCACATTTCCACAATGTACATTGGCATGGGGTACGGTTGGCTGGATTGGATTAATGGATGCCTCAACATCTGGTAATCTTTTGTACCACACTCCACTAGATGCTTCTAAAACAATTGATGCAGGTGACATATTTAAGATTGCTTCTGGCAGCCTTTCAGTAACATTATCTTAGGATAACAAATGGCTCTTATAGTCAAGGATAGGGTACAGGAAACAACGTCTACCACAGGTACTGGTACGCTTACGCTTAGTGGTGCTGTATCAGGCTTTCAGACATTTTCGTCTGCTATTGGTAATACTAATACAACATACTACTCAATTTCAGGTGGAACTGAATGGGAAGTAGGTATTGGTACGGTTGCTGCCGGCACTTTGTCTAGGGATACGGTTTTATCATCATCAACTGGATCTGCGGTGTCATTTTCTGCCGGTGTAAAAAACGTATTTGTTACCTATCCTGCCGATAAAGCTGTAACTATAGATGGCACACAAACCTTAACCAATAAAACCTTAACTAGCCCTACCTTAACTACTCCGGCATTAGGAACTCCTGCTTCAGGAACTTTAACTAATTGCACAGGATTACCAAATGGCGGTCTTGTAAATTCAAGCATTACAATCAATGGTTCATCTGTTAGTTTGGGTGGTACAGCAAGTGTTGGTACAGTTACATCTGTAACAGGCACAGCACCAGTAGTATCAAGTGGTGGAGCAACTCCAGCAATAAGCATGGCTGCTGCAACTGCATCGGTCAATGGTTATATGACTAGCACTTATGCCAGCAAACTTGATGGCATAGCGGCTGGTGCAACCAATGTAACCAATACCAATCAACTAACTAATGGTGCAGGTTTTATTACAAGTTCAGGAACATCTGCGGCTTGTAGTGGTAATGCGGCAACGGCTACAACTGCTACAAATGTTGATGGTGGTTCTGCTAGAATTGCTACTATTCGTGGCACAGATGCAATGATTGAGAATAACTCTGGTGCATATTTACATATAGGCAATTGGGCTGTTGGAAGAACAGATGCTACTGCCGTTTTAGTAAACACAGCCTATAGGTCTGATATATGTGATGGAAATGCGGCAACAGCTACATTGGCAACCAAAGCATCAACATTATCACAAGGTGGTGGTAATGGAACGGCAATGACATTTAACTGGGCAGGGCAAAGCGGTCAGCCGACTTGGCTGTGGGGTAGCAATGATGGTTCAAATATATATGTATGGAATCCATCTAATTTTAGTGTAAATTATGCAAATTCAGCAGGGTCAGCAACTACAGCAGGTAGAGTAACAAATCTTGCATTAAATGACATAGGAACAACTATATTTGGTGCTATTTATGGCGCAACACTTTACAGTGGTGGTGAAACTATTGCAGGAAGTTCCATAGGTTTGGCAGGTATATATTCAAGTTCAAATGTAATGGGTGGTGTTGTTTCAAGTGCTGGTATTAACGCATTGGCAGCAGGTACATCATTGTCAGGCACTTGGAGAGTTATGGGTTCATCTGCTGGTGCATTGACAGGTAATAGGTCAAGATTGTTTTGTTTTGTCAGGATTAGCTAATGAAATATATTGAAGTTAAAAATTTAAAATGGTCAGATGAACAACATTCAAGAATAGATTGCGAAGTAAACTTTGAAAATCTAAATGAAGAATTTGTACCATTTACAGCAGATCCTAACGACTCTGCAGAGCATGGTAAAGAGATATATGCTCGTTCATTAAGTGGTGATTTTGGTGTTATTGCTGAATATGAACCACCATCAATAGAATACTTTAAAAGCGTAGTTCGTAATCAAAGGGATGATTTACTTACACAGTTTGATAGCATTGTTTCAAATCCATTTAGATGGCAAGCATTTACAGAAGAACAACAACAAGCATTAGGTCAATATAGACAAGATTTATTGGATGTACCGCAGCAAGCTGGATTCCCATATTCAGTTATATTCCCCATTTTACCTATTACGTTATAAATAATGTTTGGCATAGCAGCATTTTCGCAAGCTCCATTTAGTGCGTTAGCAAATGCTGCACTAATATTAGGGTCAGCAAGTATTGATGCTAATGCAATAGTTACAGCAAATAGTTCCGTAACTTATGCTGCTCAAGCTGCAATAGTAGCAAATGCTGACGTAACTGCTAATGCTTATGCAATACGAACAAATTCAGCTCAAATTAATGGGATTGCAACGGTTAGTTCTAATGCAATTAGGGTTAGGACATCAACTGGAGCTATTAATGCGTTAGCAAGCGTTTCTAGCGGTTCTAGCGTTATTTATAGTGCAAATGCCATAATAACAGGCAATGCAGCAGTACAATCTTCATCAATCCGCATAAGAACATCAGGTGGTGCGATAAATGGTAATGCAACAGTAACAAGCAATGCGATAAGATACAGGACTTCATCTGGATCAATTAATGGAACGGCAGTTGTTTCAGCACTTGGTGGTGTACAATATAGCGCAGACGCACACATAAATGGATATGCTTATGTAAGTGCTTATGCAAATGCAATTTACTCGGCATACGGTCAAGTATTAGCGATTGCTACAGTAACTGCTAATGGAACTAACTTAGGTCATAACTGGACACCATTACCAGTTAGCGAGAACACATGGGATAATACAGTAGTAACAGAAAATACATGGACACCTGTATCAGTAACAAGCAATACTTGGACAGACACATCAGTAACATCAAATACATGGACAGATGCACCAGTAACTAGCAATACATGGCTTTTAAAGGGATAAATTATGGCTAAGAATAAGATAAGTGAGTGGAGTGCTACGGCAGCAAATAACACCGATATTGGTGGCATAGATATTGCTGAAGGTTGTGCGCCATCTGGTATTAATAACGCTATTCGTGAATTGATGGCTCAAGTTAAGGATCAACAAACTGGTACAGACGCAGATAACTTTACTGTAGGTGGTAACTTATCTGTTACTGGAACAACTACATTGACTGGCGATGCAACTGCTCCAACACAAACATCTAGTGACAATTCAACTAAGTTAGCTACAACTGCGTTTGTAACTACTAAACTTAGTTCATTAGGCACAATGTCAACACAAAATGCTAATGCTGTTGCTATTACAGGTGGAACAATTACTGGATCATATGGTTTAAATGCCGCTACTGCAACCACAGCTACTACAGCAACTACTGCTACTACTGCTACTACAGCATCATCATGTTCTGGAAATTCAGCTACAGCAACTTATTCACCTCTTATTTCTGGAACAGCAGTTACAACAACAAGTGGTACTACCGCAGATTTTACTGGCATACCTAGTTGGGTTAAACGAGTTACAGTAATGGTAAGTGGTATATCTTTTAATGCCGCAGGCAATAATGCAGTAATAAGATTAGGAACTTCTGCTGGTTTGGTTACTTCTGGATATTTAGGTGCAGCAATGTATGGTTCTAGTGGAGCTGGTAGTACTGGAACACAAAATAGTGCAAATTTTGCAATTTACGACCCATCTGCGGCAGCAGCAGATTCACTACATGGTACTGTTACATTTACATTATTAGGTTCTAATATATATACTATGAGTGGAATTGTAACAAATTCAAATGCATCACAAATTTCTTGGATGGGCGGTAGTGTAACATTGCCTAGTGTATTAGATAGGGTTCAAGTAACCTCTTCATCAGGTACAGCAGCATTTGATGCTGGCATAATAAATATTCTGTACGAATAGGATAATAAATGGCTACACAACGTATAGAATTTACAGAATGGACTCCAGATTTAGCTGGTGTTGCTGAAAACTTGTCTGTTGCACAGAATGTAGTTCCAACAGTATTAGGATATAACCCATTTCCATTAGGTGTAGATTACTCTGCTGCTGCAAGTGAAAACCTTAACAATGTATTTGCTGGTAAGTTTAGTGCTACAACAAGCATATTTGCCGGTGGTGCTACTAAGCTATTTAAGTTAGACGGTGCTGACTTGAGCATGGATAACGTATCTAAATCTGGTAACTATTCTAGTGTAGTCAAATGGAATTTTACTCAGTTTGGCGATACTGTTATTGCTGCTAATAATATAAATATATTGCAAGGTTTTACGTTAGGCTCAAGTTCATTATTTGCAGATTTAAATGCAAGCGCACCTGTAGCGAAGTATGTGACAGTAGTACGTGATTTTGTGGTAGCTGCTAACTTAGATAGCGGTAGCAATTCAAACAAGGTGCAATGGTCTAACATCAACGATGAGTCAAACTGGACAGCAGGTGGTGCAAGTCAATCTGATTTCCAAATTATTGCAGATGGTGGCAACATTACCGGTCTAAGTGGCGGTGAGGTTGGTCTTATATTCCTAGACCGTGCGATTGTTCGTATGTCTTATATTGGCTCACCATTATTTTTCCAATTTGATACTATTAGCCGTGGCATTGGTTGTGCTGAAGGTAATTCAGTAATTCAATATGGTGGTATAACATATTTCTTGGGTGCTGATGGATTTTATGCTTGCGATGGTTCTACAGTAACAGCAATTGGTACACAAAAAGTAGATGCATGGTTTTATTCAAATGCCAACCTTTCTAAATTAAACTTGATGTCATCAACAATTGACCCTATCCGCAAAATAGTAGTCTGGGAGTTTATTGATAACTTTGCACAAAACACTTTACTTATCTATAACTGGCAAGTAAAAAAATGGTCATCTTGTATTACAGACGTTGACGTTGTAGCTAGTTCCGCCTCTGCTGGCATGACCTTAGAGGGCTTAGATTTATATGGAAATATGGACACATTAACAACATCACTAGATGACGCATTGTGGACAGGTGGTAAGTTCTTATTTGCTGGGGCAAGGGATACTAAGATAGTTACTTTTACTGGAGCTAACTCAACGGCTACAATAACAACTGGTGACATAGGAAGTGAATCAACTTCTGTGGTTACATTGGCACGACCAGTAGTAGATAATGGCTCTGGGAGCGTAGCAATCGCTTCTAGGATGCTTTTAAGTGCAGTACCACAGTTAGGAACATATACAGCAGCAAGTAGTGAGAATCGTGTATCATTACGGAGTAGCGGAAAGTATCATCGTTTATCAGTAATTCCTAGTGGTGATCGTTGGTCTAATGCAATTGGTATTGATATTGATATAACTCCACAGGGTACTAGATAATGTATCGTAAACTTAATCCATCCGGTGCATTGCCTCGTGAAATATCCGAGGTAGTGAATAATCTTGTTGAAGGTAAGAGCAATAATACTGGTACGGTTACTTTAGCGGTTGCTGGTGCTACAACTACAACGCTTACTGATGAGCGTATAGGATATGATTCAATTATCTTGTTTATGCCTACAACAGCTAACGCAGCATCAGCTTTTGGTGGTCTGTATGTAAGCGCAAAGACTCAAGGTAGTGCAACATTGACTCATGCAGCAAATGTATTGACAGATAAAACTTACGGCTACATTGTGGTGGGATAATGGACTTTGCTTATGTACAGCCTAACGAATTAAGACATTGCTGGTGGTGGGTTCGTCAAGGTCTTGAGAAGGTTCGTGCTAAAGGTCATTCAGAATGGCTTGCAGAGGACATATACTGTGACTGCTACGAGCAACGCTCTATGTTATGGATATTGCCAGAAAAGAAAGGTTTTATAGTATTACAGCCTAACGGTGTAGAGATGCACATTTGGGCAGCATGGTTAGATTCAAGCAACCCTGATGATTTATCCTTTGGACTTGAGTTTGCCAAGAGCATTGCTAAAC